AGTTGTGAAACATGTTGTTACGCATTAGATGACTAGCTTTAGCTAAAACTTGGTCACGCAAACCATATGCATGAGCTTCATATAAAATTTCTTCAATGTTATACGATGGAGTGTAAGTGTATTGCATCATTATCAAACCTTTTGATTAAAATAAGAAAAATATTTTGTAATTCCAAATTACCAGTTTCGACACGACCAATATCTTGCTGATGTTCTATCTTTTGCTGTATCGCATTTATGTCTAGCTCTAAATGAACGTCTACGTGCAGGATTGCTCTTGCGTATTCTCATATTAGGATCTCCGAAGTTGACCTTTATAACGTTGCCTTTACCATTCTTAACATAGACCTTAAATTTTTTAACATCACCGCGCATTGGTTTACCTAGTTGTACTTTGCGTCCTTGATATTCTGCTTCATTAAGTCCAGGTTCTATTACAGTAATATATTCTGCATTTTCATCACACGATTTAATTGCTTCAATCAAACATTCAGCACAATAGCTATCTGCTTCTTTAATCGGAACACAATTTGGTACTTGTTTCCCGCCCTTTTTCTTCATTCCAAATTGTTGGTAGCCATCCCAACAAGCTTCATCAATGTATTCCATTACAATTCCTGTGTTATTCCTAAACTAGGCAAGTACTTTCGCCATACTGTTTTGATTTGTTCTTTTTCCTCAGCAGTGATAACGCCATTATCAATACCCTTTTGTAAGTTAGCATCTACAACATCTTTAAATGGTAGGCGCATCTTTTTAGCTCGCATATACAAACCTTGTATCATTGCTGGTATTTCTTTTGGTAATGTATAATACTTTGCTTGAGGGATTTTTCCTAATGTTATTTTATCACGTTGTGCTTGATCATTACGATGCCATTTGCTCATCTTGATGTTCCAACCTGATTGAGTTAAATGTTCAATTTCATGACGAAGTATATCACGCAATTGCATTGAAACTTCTGATAATATGTTTGGGAATTGTTCCGGATCTAATTCAAATATAACTTCAATTAAAGGAGGTTGTTCAGCTGACTTAGACGTGTCATTGTAAGCACCTCCATCTGATATCATATCGCCCATTCCTTGACGCCATTGCACTTTAAGAGTTACATAGAATTCTAATGGAATTGTTTCATTGCTGACTTCTTCAAAATAACATTCTTTGTATTGTTGGTCATTAGTAATATCCGGAGCACGTTCATTGCTAGAAAAATATGTTTTTTGTCCTGCAAACATTCCTTTTGGATCTTGTACGCAAGCATAACTAGCTTTCACTACGCCTAATAGTTTGCGAGATAATTCACTCACGATGCTATCGTAACGACCTTCTATAATCAATGTTTTTAGTGATATCATATTAATAAATATCAGTCCATTAAATTATAGTTCCAATATTGTTCTTTGTCTTGTTTGAAAGGTGCACCGGTTTGTTGATAGTAACAATTCAAACAAAGCATTTGTAAATTTTCAATGCAATGATTGGTTTCATCGCCGTCTAAATGATCTAACAGCAATGGTACTGTATCATCTGTAATGCGTCGTTCTTCATAGCCACAGCTTGAACATTCTTCTTTCATGATACCTAATGCCAATATGCGATTGCGAAGCTTCCACGTTGGATAGTTCGGATGCTTACCTTCTAAGATTGCATCAATTGCATATGGTCCGGAACGAGCTGCTGGGCTGTCTTTTGTTATACCTACCCCTGCCTGATTTGTATGCATATCATATAGAGTGCGTTCAGCATCTCGGTCAACATACATTTTAGCATATTTTTTGTAGGTAGTAAATGATACCTTTAAGAACCGAGCCGCTTCAGCATTTGACTTTGTATTTGCCATGGCATATCGAATATCAGTTTCAGGAAGATCAAATGAAGACCTTCCACGACCATATACGTATTTATATTGCGGCTGATCACTCATTAATATACTCCGTGTTTTCTTAATTCTAAGATTGATTGTTTAGGAGTCATTTTCTTTTCCCACATTTCAATCATCATTGGTTTCAATTTGCTTGTAAAATCTAAGAATGTTGCTGGATAAACTCCTGACGTTCTTTTTACTTCTGCATACCATGTTGAATATGCCGAATACTTTAAATCAAATCCGTCTGCCGCAGTGCGTGTTGCCCAATATTCAATTTGATCTTTCAATGGCCACAAATTTAATGGAACCGTTGAATCTTTTCTACGTGCTGGTAGGATTGGCTGATCTTTAAGTCTGTTTGCATTTTTTGTAATGAACTTGTCCATCAAATTGATTGAACGGTCTTTTGGAGACAGACCAGTATGTGCGGATTTTTTTCCCATAACTTATTTTTTTGATTTTTCTGTTAATATAACTAGTTTACGCCAAGCATCTTCTGCTCGGTATATATATTTTTTAAATTCAACTACATCTTGCTTCTGACGTGCTGTTTCTGCTTTTTTCACATTGCGATGATAGGTTGCGTGATGCATTCCTATTCTTAATTTACGTAACCAACTAAACATGTTTCTTAAATTTTTCTACTGTAACCGTTAAACCTTGTTGACGAAGTTCGTTGCATACATCATCACATTCATCTCCTACGTCAACATATATGCTGCAACGACCTGAATTATGAACTATATGGGCACATTGTACTGATTGTATATAATTATGCGCACAAATATCCATTAGGCAATCAACAACATGGTCAACGTGCACGTTGTCGTCATTATGCAATATTACTTGCCATCGACCTGGTTTATTCAGTAATTGTTTTTTCGACATCTCTGATTATTGCACATTGTTCATAAAACTCATTTTCTTCAGCATATGTTAAACACTGATGGAGGAACTTTTTCTTTCTATCAGCATCCCATGAATCTGGCCAGGACCATTTATTACCCTTCATTAGGTTGATTGATTGAATCAATAGTTTATCTATAAAATTTTCATCCATAACTTATAATAAGGAATAAATATTAATAATCCAATCAACGAAGTGTTAATCTGTCGCCCGGTTTAATGTTGCTGCTATGAATTAATCCATTTAATTGCATGATGTCATCTAAAGTTAATCCGTGGTCTAATGCAATCTTTAAAAGTTGATCTCCAGGTTTAACTATATAGTATCCAGATTCAATAGCTTTATCCATCCAATCAACACCCGTTGGTTTTGTTTTCCTGGTTGTTGGCTTTGGTTTTTTAACTGCTAATTCTTTTGCATACTTCTCAAATGCATCGGCATTAGATTTCATTCGACTTACAACGCCTGTAAACTTACCTGGGTTTGTATAATTTTTATGTTGCAAATACATTGCTGCAGCATCAGCCCATTTACCAGCATTCATTGCACCGGCTGTCTTAGGACCTAAATCACCTCTGTATATTGCATTTAATATTGCGGCTTGAACATATTTAGGATATGTATCATATTTTGGTACTAATTGACGAGTTTTTGCTTCATGTTCAATAATACCTTTAGTTAATAAATCTTCCGCACGTTTAGGAGATATTTTTAATCCTGGTTTTAAAGTTGGTAATACTGAATCAGTTGTACCATAACCAATAGTAAGTGTTCCCGATATCATTTTACCTGGACGAGCAGCAACTTTTGGATTAGCATCATCATATGCTAAATGATTTCCGTTTGCATCAACAGGTCCTGTGCCTTCCCATCCTTTAACTGCATCTCTAAATTCAATGTTAGTTGCTAATGATGCTTCTGATAATAATAATTTTAAACGTATCATTTTTTCTGACTATCTCGAATAATTAACTCGCCCAATACTTCTAAACGGCCTACTTCGCGTTGAAATTCAATTGGGGTCATTTCCAACGAAATCTTTTTAAGAGTTTCATTAAATTCTGTTTTTGCAGAATCGATATCAAATTTACCAGCTGTAGCCTGTTTATAATATGCAGCTTTTACTTTAAAGTGATGCCATGTTAATAATGCTAACCCACCTTTTTCTTCAGCATTAGATGCTATTTTAGCAGCGCCTTTACCTCGCATCTCTGCAAATTCTTCAAACTTATCGTTAGTTTGCTTAGACTCAAATAATAAATTGTATAGTTTCATAAATACCTTTATTTTACTTCTTTAAATTCTGTGATATATGAATAATCTGTTTCTACTTTGCGTTTATTTTCTACGCTATATTCATTCATATCAATCTTATATCCAGGATTCTTATCTATCCTTTTATAAGTCCAAGCATCATCTCTCCATATGATTCTATTGTTAGGATAAATAAAAAAGTTTCCATCATCCATCTTAAACAAGTGACCACATTTATGTTCTGGGGTCTCTGAAAAGTTTACATTAGTAACTCCAGCTTTGTTTTCCCATGCCCAATCCAGTGTGAACATGTATGCGCCATCATGTTTCTTGCCTGTAAAGTCAATTAACTCAGCACGAAGTCCAGCTAATCTTTGTCGTATCTGAACATCGATATATGGACTGAAACAATCCCAATACATATGATATTCTATAGGAAGTTTCGGTGCGCCCTTTTTCCAACAAAATGCTGTGATTGGTCTTCTTGTCCAATTAACTCCATTTTCTAGGAATGCTTCAAATAATGGTACTCGCTTTTCAAGTGAAGCTGCAGTATGTACATCTGCTAACGTATATTCGCCTTCACCTTTTTCGTGATTGAACATATACTCATTACGAATGTAACATGTTATTGTTGGTATGTTGTGATTTAAGTATGCCATTATTATGTAAGTTTTTAAATTGCAGCGTCATATGATTGCCATCCAGTACCATCAAAAATTTTGATTTGTTTAGCACTACTGTCAAAATAAATTGTTCCAGTTTTAGGATTAGTTGGTGCTTGTATCGGTAAAACAAATTGTCCATTATCACTAGTTTCACCAGCACGTTGCCAATCCAATATTGATGGAGCAGATGCTTCCCAATTAGTTGATACAGCCCTACCAACAATTTGAGTATCACCATCAATATCAATATTAGGAGCTGTGATGGTTGCGGCGTTAAAGGCATTAATTGTAGTATTTCTAGTATATGTTGTTACATCATTAGAAGATCCACTTACAATCAATGATCCAGTAATTACAGCTACTCCTACAAATGGAAATCCAGAACCCCCTGCATTCAATGCAAATGATGCTGTTGTTGCAAATGATGCTGTTCCTGTTAACGATCCAATCAAAGATCCTGTCATTGATCCTGATAATATCAATGTGTCTGTGCTAACTCCACTCAGTGCATCTATTACGCGTGTAACATGTTCTGCTTGAATTGTTCCGCCATTTGTAATACCGGTCTTATTTATTATTGCCATCTAAATTCCTTTTTTTATAAATAGGCCAATTCTGTGTTTTTTCATTGAGCCATGTTTGTCTATCATCACAACCGCAGTCTTCATTTAATAGTTGTGCGATGCGTTTTGCTATTTGGTCTAAGCCTGTTGCTGAAGTAATCTTTTTAATGTCATCACCTAATCCTTTACTTTGCATCTATACCTCCATTGTTAATTGATTGTTGCAATTGCATTATCATTGTTTGATATTGTGCTGTATGTGGTATTTCAAACACATTGCGACCTGGGAATTGATAATCATGTTCTGGATGCATCATCAACATATGTCCGGTATCGTCTATTCCCAATACTTGATGTGGTACATTGCGCATTGTAATTGCTCCATTTGTAGTAGGAATCATTGTGCATCGACCTGGGTGATCCCATTGTCCCCTAGGGTCTGTTACTGCGTTAGTTTTTGCAACAATCGAATCCCAATCAGGTGTTTCTAATTTCTTTTGGCCCGTTATATGCAATGTTAATGCTTCAGTTATTTCGTGTTCATCTTGTTTTAAAAATGATTTTGGAAGCAAGTACTTGTCTGCTTTAAGTGCTTTTGCTAATAGCGCTACCAAACTTCCTCCTGGCGCTACTGCCATTGTTGTTAATCCTAATAATTTAACAACATCAGCCATTTGTCCCCGTACCCATTTCCATTCAACGTCATTAAGTTTTTTGCCATTTAAGTGTTGAAGAAGCATTGCCATTGCCATTTTAGTTTCTTTAGTCTCAGTTTTCATTGCTGTTGCAAACTTTTTGACTTGGTCTGTTGTTTTGTTACCCATAGACGACACATCTAGTTTATTTACGACCTGTTCAATTGCAAGACGACCTCTAGATATCTTTTGTTCAATTCTACTTAAACGTTCTAAATACCCTTGATTACGCAAGTATTTAAACGCCATATTTTCAATTGAATATTCACCCTCTGCCTCTAGGCCTGTCTGACGAAGGTGTCGTAACCTTTGTTTTATATTTTGTATTTTTTGTTCGCACTGCGGATCTGATTCGTCAAGCGAATCAATTTCATATTGATATGGTTCCGCTTTAGATTTAATTGCATCATCATCAATTGAAACTTGGTCAGCTGATGGTTGATGAATCCATTTATCATGTAGCAATGAATAAACCCCTACTGATGAATGCAACTCTTCATTTGAGTCTTGTGCATAAAGCTCAATGTTCATTCCTTTCAATGTCAAAGGATAATTTACATTCCAAATACTTTTTTTAGCGTGCATATAATTTTTTACTAAGTGTAAATTGTTACCTACTTCTAAATAGTTAATTACAACATGCAAATCAACATCACTATGTTCTGTCCAATTGTAATTAGCACTACTACCAATAATAATAATATCTAAGATATCAACATCGATTTCTAAAAAGTTATAAAATGCATCTGCAATTTTCAAAAACCCGTCTTTTAATTTAGAATGCAATTGATCGCCATCCCACAATTTAGGATTCAGTGTGCCGTGTGTTTCGTATTCTTGTATCATTAATCTATTTCCAATACTTTTTTCAATGCATTAATTTCCGACTCTTCATATCCTTTATCATATAATGCATCTAATTTGTCTGTAGTCGTACCAGGTGCTTCTTTAAAATCAGTTTGAATAGCAACAGCACCTTGAGATTGAGCATCGTTGTCTACTACTTTACTTCCTGGCATACTATTTGTAGCAGCTTGGTTTGATGTTACTCCAATTGCTCCTAATATTCCTGCAGCGGTTAAACCTGGAGATTTTAATTTCTCGACATCTGATTTGTTTGGTTCTCCAATAAACTCAGAATATGCAGCAAATATCGCCGGCATGATTACTCCATTTGCATCATCTTGTTTATCATACCCTAATTTCTCAGCTAAATCTTCAATTTCATTTTTTACAATATCTAAGTTTTTAGGATTTGATAATCTATAAGAATCTAAACGTAACGCCCCTGCAATCCAATCTGCTTTTCCGGATTTGAATACAACGCCTGGTCTAAATATGTTTGATGCTTGTTGAAACTTGTTTCCAACAAAGGTCATGTAATATTCGTTTTTCTTGTTTGCTGATGATGTTCCTATATACTCAGTTATTTGTTTCCATTTTTTAGGATCTGTTTCTTGAACTTTAACAAACCAATTTCTAATTTCAACAGATGATCGAGATTGAAGCCATGGCGGAATTCCTATACTAGCAGCTTCCGCAGCTTTTAATGGACCATTGGATTTGAATAATGCATATACCGTTGTTGGACTTTGACTTATTTTATTGATAAAACGTAAATCCATTGCATTTTTTAAATAGCCCATTTCACGTTTAGTAATACCTAATTTTCTAACCAAGTTTCTAACGACGCCTAAACCGCCTAATGTTCCTAAATTAGCTAATGTAAATAAACCTACCTTAGATGCATTTAATGTTTTAGATATAGTCTTTGATGCTTTAACTGCAGTGCCTAATTTAGATAATAATGATTTTTTAATTGGAGTTGAAGTTGTATTTTTCAATACTAAAATTACATCATCAATTTGTTTTAATACTGATTTTGCGTCAACTCCTATTAATGATAATGCCGCTTCTTTGTTTCGTATAGTTCGTTTACTACCATTTAATAACGATGCAACGAAATCGCCATACTTAGCTAAATCAGCCAATTGCAATTTAGTTAAAGATCCCGACTCAACTGCTGTACGATAAAAACTAACTAGTTCATCAGTACTACCTTCAGCTGCTTTTTTCCATATACGTGCTGCTTTATATGCGCCGGCACCAGCACTAATTGCGCCTTTAAATCCTAGTTTTATACCAGATCCAACTACAGGAATTATTGCTATTAAAGAAAGAACTCCATCTAAATATTTACCTCTAGCAAAATAAATTAATGCATTTGCAGCATCTATAATATCGCCAAATCCTGGTATGATACCTAGCCAATCCAAAAGAGTTTGAAACTTATCAATTCCTGATAATTGTTTATATACATTTGCTGTTTTTTTATTCGAAACGGTTTTATAATATTTATTAGTTGATTGAATAGATTTATTTATTTGTTGAATTGATATTTTATCGTTATCTATTACAATATCTTGACCTTTAATAGTCCACGGAACTATCTTATTAAGATGTTCAAGATACGCAGTTCCATCATTAAATAAACTTAATTGTCCCAATGTATCGTCATTGTATGAATATGTTTCCATACCACGATATGTTGTTGGTTTGATGTTATTTGATTTGAATATTTGTTGGATTACTGGCCATTGCGATACAGTTTCTGTCAGCATAGGGCCAGTATTTTCTCTTATAATATTAAGTTCGTCTATAACAACCTTCTTTATAAAATCTTTATTACGCATAATATTCTTTTATTATAAATATCAAGATTTCCAAAAGAGTTGTACTAATATCAATGTAAATGCTAATACTAAAGATACTGCTGTTTTGGCATTGATTCCTTCTGATTTAAACATGTATGTCATAATCGTAAAAATAATGATTCCTGCCGTAAAAGACATAAATCTACCGGGCCAAAATGCTCCGTCAAATCCTTTGACAACATAATTAGTTGCTTCCATGAACAACCATGTAATAGGAACTCCTAAAAGCATTAATGGAAATTTCCATTGTTTAGCCCATGGCCATATGATAGGACCATTTGTTTGTACCCAAACTACGGCTTGGCCAATCATAAACATGATATAGGCAGTTATAATGTATTTATAGTTCATACTGATATTATAATGAAAATTTTCCGTAAATACAAGTTAACGGTTCAAAGCTTCTAGTTGTCGAAGAACATGTTGTATTAACCATGGTTCAACATTAGGTATTTTTAAAAGGAAATTTAATTCATACAAATAACAAACCGTTTCTTCTTCTTCCGGTGTTAATATGGTTCGTTGTTGTATAATATATAAATGCATTGATTCATGCACTAAAGCTGCAGCAAGATCGTTTATGTTACCTCGCCGCGCTTCGTGATTTGATATTAATATTGTTGAATCTTCTGTAGTAGAATATGTTCCATTCCAATATCCAATATGATTGCAAGTTGCAACTAGTTGTTGATATTTAGTTGAATCTATTTGTTTGATCAATTCTATAGACTGTTGCATATATCCTCTCCAACCTTCGCCTACATCATCAATTTTAATTTGAGCTGAAAGTGTTAGTGGTAAGATAATGCTAAGGCATTTTAGTAACTGCTTCATGTATTGCTTTTTTAAGTGCATTTCTTACTGTCATTTTATCAAATGGAACTGCACCTTCTTTAACTTCAATTAATACTGCTTGTATTTCTGTTTCAGATTCTCCAATGCCTTCATACTTTGATTCTTTAAAATGAATTCGAACTCCTACTTGTGTTATAGTTCTAGTATTTTCAATTCCTACAATACGTATTGTGTGTTTAGGTATTCCAAAATAAAATACTTCTACTGCAATTGCACTAGAAGTATTTTATTTTGG